TTTGTTGCTTATGAAGTCATTGTCTCGCGGTGGAGCAATTGGTTTTGGTGCTTCAGGTATGACATATGGTTGTTTCGCAAATGCCGGTGTGGCCAAAACTGAAAGAACTTCGAAAGAAGAAAAGGTAAAGGATCACGGATGAAAACCTATCAGGAATACGTTGAGCTCGGAAAACAAGTTGTCGATCAAGTGAATGACCGTCAGATGAAAATCTGTTCGTATGCGATTGAAGTGTGCCAGATTCGCCACGGGGGTAGATCAGACAAGCTCTACACGATGAAGGATTACGCCCGAGACATCGGTCTAAATAACAAAACACTAAATCAATGGATGCTCGTTTATCGCAACGTGATCCTGAAGCTCACTCCACAGCAACGTGAGACCATGACATGGAAGCAAGCATCTCGCGTGAACGAACAACTTGAAGAAGCCAACACGATCGAGAATAGAATCAAGGGAACGCCACGATCAAAGATGAATACAAAGAAATTCATAACGTCTGAAAGAGTTCAAAGCCTTTACGATCAGTCGATGTCAGAAAAACCTTTCGTCGGTGAGTTCATGAGCATTATGAAGCAGGCGAATCACACGAAGAACGTTTTGAATAAGCGTGACCTATCAATAATCCAGGACAATCATTTGCTTCACCTCATGGAAATCCTGGATGAGTGCAGTGATTTGATAAATAAACATTTAACATTGAAAAAACGAAAGGCAAAAGTTGCCTAAAGGGAGTTTCAGGGATGAGATTTCTATTTGTAGCCACCATTTTAATTTCGTTGACCGTTTACGCATATGATCCAGACTTCGAGGATGAAGAGGAAACCGAAGTGGCACGAGACAATTCATGGGTTCTCGGCAGGCCTGACAATATTCCTGAGACTGAAGTCATAATCCTTAAAGACAAATGCGAGTGTTTACGATGAAGAACGGACCAAGAGTTTCGCCGGATTTTAATTTGAGTTCGAAGGATCGCAAAATATTCATGCGAAATGTTTATGAGTGCATTTCAATTCTTTACGACTTTTTTGGTGATGAAGAAAAGTGTATTGTGTGGTTAGATACTCCCAATCTGAATTTCGGGTTTACTCGACCGATTGATTTAATGAATCAAGGCCGAATAAATAAAGTCTTGTTATGGCTTAGACAAGCTAAGCGAGACAATCAACCACCCAAGGTGAGCTCACACTGATGGAATTCAAACTTAAAGGATCGATCATGACATCAGAAGAAGTTAAGGCGTTGCTCAACGACAAGTATTCTTTAGGCGATGAATGTTTAATTGCATTCGAAGTCAACGAAGGGACAGGATCAAATTCAGGCCGCAGGATTGATGCGCTTGCGATGCATCTCTGGCCATCGAAAGATTATGAGTTGATCGGATTCGAAATTAAAGTATCACGTTCGGATTGGTTGAACGAACGCAAGCAACCTGAAAAATCTTTGGCCATATCACAATACTGCGACAAGTTTTATTTGGTGGCTCCTCCTGGTGTGCTCGGTATAGATGAGCTGCCAAAGACGTGGGGATACATCCAGGTGAATGAATCAGGTCTCTACACGAAAATAAAAGCACCAAAAAGAAAACCGATTGAACCGTCAAAGCCTTTCATGGCATCGATGCTCAGAAATATGGTGAAGAAGTACCAGGACAAAAACCTTTTAACTGCCCAGATAGATCGGGCCAGGGAAAAGCTTGAATCGGATTTCGAAGAACGTTTTAAAGTTCGCGTGAAGCGAATGGAAGAAGAGTGTGGAGAGTATCGACGATGGATCACAGAGTTCAACACTCAGACAGGATTGCAATTATCAAAATGGAATTCGTCAAACATCGCGCATTCAATTAATTTGCTCAAAGAAATTAAAAAGCGTGAACAATACATGGCCGACATTGAAAACCAAAACAAATGCCTCGAGGCCATCATTGAAGGCAACAAAAAAAGCATTCTCGAATTAAGTAAATTAACCATCGGATAAAAAGTGGCAGAGCTTCGACCACAGCCAGGACCGCAGGAAGCTTTTCTTTCGACAGAAGCGGACATCGCTATTTATGGTGGATCAGCTGGCGGTGGTAAATCTTTCGCATTGTTGTTTGACCCCGTTAGACATATGGCCAATTCAGATTTTCAAGGCGTGATATTTCGTCGAGAGATGCCAATGATCACAAACCCCGGTGGCCTTTGGGATGAATCGATGAAATTGTATCGTGCGCTTGGAGCCGATCCAAACACAACGAGACGTGAATGGAAGTTTCCTTCGGGCATGACTATGAAGTTCTCACATCTTCAATTAGTCGACGATATTTACAATTGGCAAGGAGCCCAGATCCCTTTCATGGGATTCGATGAGATAACCCACTTCACCGAGAAACAATTTTTCTATATGCTGTCGCGAGTTCGATCTACTTCGGGCGTTCCTGGTTATGTTCGCGGAACGTGTAACCCTGATCCTGATTCGTGGGTGGCGAAATTCATTGAATGGTGGATTGATCAAGACGTTAAGAGTTCGACCTATGGCCTTGCGATTCCTGAAAGGTCAGGCGTCTTGAGGTGGTTCATCAGAATAAACGATGCGATGATTTGGGCCGACACTAAACAAGAGTTAATTAAAACATACGGTGCCGACTTCATAAAAGAAAACCCACCGATGTCCGTGACATTTATCCCGGCAAAAATTACCGACAATAAAATCCTTCTTGAAAAAGACCCGGCCTACATGGCAAAGCTAAACGCGATGGGCCGAGTTGATCGTGAAAGACTAAAGAACGGTAACTGGAAGATCAAGGCAACGGCGGGAAATGTATTTCGTCGATCATGGTTTAAAGTCGTCGACTCTCCACCGGTGAACGTAACGGGCCGATGTCGTTATTGGGATCGAGCCGCCACCGAAGTAAACGAAAACAACAAAGACCCCGATTGGACCAGAGGTGTGAGGATGTCCAAGGATGCGCTTGGAAACATTTACATCGAACACGTTGAAAGCATCAGGGGAACTCCAAACGCAGTCGAGACAACGATTAAAAACACCGCAGCACTCGACGGAAGGAATTGCCCGGTTCGTGTTGAGCAAGACCCGGGATCAGCCGGAAAAATGGAAGCGAATTATTATGTCAGGATTTTGGCGGGTTATGATGTAAAGGCCTGCCCTGCCACCAAAGACAAAGAAACGAGAGCAAAACCCTTTTCATCTCAGGCCGAAGCTGGGAATGTTTATTTAGTTAAAGGATCATGGAACGAAGAATATCTGACAGAGCTTGAAAGCTTTCCATCTAAAGATGTTCACGATGACCAAGTTGATGCCAGCTCAGGGGCCTTCAACGACCTTCACGCCGAAGGGACTGGCACGTTCACTGAAGATATGTCACAATTTGGGGACAACATAGAAGATCGATGGCGATAAATTAACCTTAACCAAGGACTTTACATGAGCGGAACAAAACTATTTTCACCTTGCGACAACTTCATCCAGGTGACTCCTTCCGATACTGATCCGATTAAAAATTCCAACAACGAAGCAGTCGAATCAAGATTTCTCATCGTGGATGCAGACGGCGATGTTTCATGCGTGAATGCCGATGGCGATGCCGTTGTTTTAACGCTGAAGCAAGGAATCCTTTACCCGATTTCTACCGGCCAAATCAAAGCGACTGGGACCTCTGCAATTGGAATCATCGCTCTTTGGTAATAAAGGAACAAAATGAACTTAAATCCATTTAATCTGTTAAGCAGATTTCAAAAAAAACCAGTCGTTCTCGTGAACGATGTTCCTGTTCAAGGATTCGGGGCCTGTATTGATCACTGGAGAGTTGCCGAAATCTAAACGTGCTTGATTTAGATCGTTGAACAATGTCTTTTCTGAATCCGTTGATCCAACTGAATTCTGATACTGAAGATCGATCTTGCGTTTCAGGTCATTCATTTGAGTTGCGGCCAGTGTTTCAGTTCGTGACTTAATGGCGGCAATATTTTCCCGTGACAAGTCCAATTCTCCGCGAATGCTTGCGAGTCGGGCCTTGATAGATCGTTGCAAATAAC